CCCACGCGGAACAGGTTGGGCCTTCAAAAATCTTGCAGATTCAGATTTTGCTGACCAACCGTTTGGTGGCGGCACAGGTGGCATGGACATACTGTGGTCAAGAAGTTTCATCAGCGTCTTCCATCAGGCCGTATGTCAAGCCTGAGATCCCCCAGAGTCCAGGCAAGGTCCGTCTTGGAACTCTCGATTCTCAAGGAAGCCTGACGCGCCCGCGCCCGCAAATAAGACTGTTGCGTGGTGCTTGTGACGGTATTCGTGGAGTTTGTTGTAAGGGAATCGCCCGGAAAATTCCGTGTCTTGATGACGTAGTCCACTTCTCCCGAGGAATCCCCGCTGGTGTCGGTGATGCTGATGTCCGGGATCAGGCGGCTCAAAAACATGAAATGGTCACCGTCCGGGGACAGGTCGAAGTCCGCCGACTCGATGAAGGCCGTCATGGCAGAGCCGTCGTCATTCTGCCCAAGTTCGTGGATGTACACATAATTTAAGCTGTCGGCGGCTCCCGAGCCTCGCGGGTTGTCGTGAATGCCAAAGTCCATCCATGCCGTTCTGGAGAGCGTCCCCAGATCCCAGGTGTTTTCAAAAAAGTTGAATTTGACGTAGCGGTCGATCTCGTCACTGTCGGCAGTGGGATAGAACCAGAACACCTCGTCGAACATCTTGTTGGACGCTGCAAAGCACTTGAAACTCTGGTCAAGATTAATGTCGTCAAACACGTAGCGCAAAAGAGTGCAGGGAATTACCTGAACACGGCCCGTGTAGACGTAGAAGTTCTCACGGTCCATCCAGAAGACCTTGTCGCCCACGGTGACGACGGTATTGGGACCGAGCATCGAGACGTTGTTCGCCAGCATTGTGATACCGAACGTAAAGGGAGGTCCGATAAAGCGCATGGAATGAAGAGACGTATCGGTCCAGATGAGCATCTCCTGACGCGTTTTCTGGGCCGATATGATCTCCGAACCAGAGGAGATCCGCTGGGATCCCGCCGTATTGGTCGCGGTCGGGGTCCAGTCAACAGGATCCTCTTGATCGGACCAACGTACCATGAGCAAATCCTGAGTGGTCTCGCTGATCGGGTTACATCCGAAGCAGACGACGTGGCGATCCGCGCCGGATACCATGATCCTTCGCGTTATCGTCGGCGCATCTGAAGCGCCGGTCTGTGAAGCAAAGGTAGTGGCCCGCGCCCCAAGGCCAAGGGTCTTGTCCCAGTAGTAGGCTCCGCCGTCGTAGACATTGAAGATGAGATCCTCGCCCCAGTTATCCTGTGCGTACAACCGGATGTTGAAACCCGTCTCGGCGGCGGTAGTGGAGGATTCCCCCCATCCGACGAAAGCGTTTGCCTCCTTGACTGCTAAAGCATCTGCATGAGACGCCGCCGTCGTTCCCCGCACTCCGCGAACAACGCCCGCATTGATCAGGTTGGTGGATTTGCCCGTGTACTGGATAAGTTCGTCTTCGATCAACATCAATCCGACAAAGGTGATGGTCGCGCCGCTGGACGAACTGGCAGCGGTCGTCCCATCATCGCCACGAGTCAGATCACCAAAGACATTGGATGAATTCGTGCCGTAGCGAATCTTCTCGCTACCGATCAAGATCGTCCCCTTGCTGGGGAAAGAACTGGAATCGGCGGCGGACATGGAGGAACTGGAAGCCGTGAAGTTGGCTCCGGTGGTCGTGGACGCCGTCTCGAAATCGGAGGCGCTCGTCAGCGTGAACGAGGTATCTGAATCGCTTATCCCCCCGCTATCATTAAGGGTCGTCTGGGAGTACGCGGGCTCAAAACCGCCCCAGGTTCCTGCACCAAAGCCCGTTCCGGTTACGACCGTGTTTAATCCCGTGTTGATCTGGTATTCCGCAACGACCGCAGAGCCGCCGCCTGCCGTATCGCCGGACGACGCGGACCCTTCCGTCGTCACGGTATAACTATTGGAGTCTATTAGTGTAATTTGATGTTCTATATTGATCTGTGCAGCGGTAACGCCATCCGTAGTTGTAGCGCCGTAAAACGTGACAAAATCATTATCCACCGCACCGTGGGACGGCGCCGTCACGGTCAGTATACCGCTGGAAGCGGACCCGGTCTTGAGGGGGTTGCTTCCAAGGGTCGTGGTGACGCGGATCGGCGTTATGTCGTTATAGCCGCCGCCCTCCTCGATATAGAACTTGGTTTCCGTACCAAGGCCCATGTACTTGGAACCGTCGAGTGCGGCCCATGCATGAAGGGACCTTCCGGTCCCTTCTATCGTGTTGCTGCTCAATCGTTCCCAGCCGCCCATCTTCTCGGGACGCCCCTTTCGGAAGCGGATCAGGTTGGAGTTATACCAGCCACTCTCATCACCATAGGAGGTCGTCTCACGGTTAACTCCAGGTCTAAACTGTACTTTTATGAACGGCATTGGAACTCAATCTTTAACAGAGCATTATTTACGGTTTCGGATTCGCGGCCTTCACCGCCGCAACATGATCACGCCAAGTGGTCGTCCCATCGACGAGATCATGGTATTGCATGTCGAGTTGATCACCTATCCCGCCATATGCCTTCTCACGCGTCTGGCGATAGGCGATTGACGCCATGTGCGCATCATATTCAACTGCCCACGCATCTTGATCAGCCTGCGATGGAATGCCGCCGGGAAAATCTATGATCGCGCCATCTCGTGTAGTCATCCCCGGTTGGTTCTCGAACTTCCAGCCGATGACATCTGCTATATCGGTCATACTGTATACTCCCGAACGGTAATACTACTGGCGAAGACTCCACCTAATTTTCGGCTGCTGTCCCCATTGAAATACACAGTCGCAGAAGCGTTCGGTCCGGCCCGGACTCTAAACGTAGTCTCACTAGTTGTGCCCGCGATCATCTTATATCTCCATACCATATTGTCTTGCTCCCCCCCTGTACCACCCTCGTAAATTGCTACTGCGTCGAGTGCGTTGGCCGTCGAGTCCTGAAATAGTGCAGCGATAATATACCCGGCAGAACTACGAGAAATCTGCAGCACTACTTCAATTATAAGGATATTGTTTGTGTTACCTGGGGTAACTGCGAGCGTCATAAATTCAGTGCCCTCAGTGATTTGTGGTATAGTGTCGTCCCAGGGAATTTGAGTGGTGCCAGTAGATTGTGCGCCCGTTTGTGTGTTAACCACTTGGACGCATGTGCCGCCAGCAGCAAAAGTCGGAGCCACGCCAGCACCGCCTGACGTTAACACATGACCGCTTGTGCCAGTTGCTACCGCTGCTGGGTCACCACTTGCGTCATAGGTGATAAGATTTCCATCAGTGCCCGAGGCCATCTTAGCTAAAGTTACAGCATCATCTTGTATTTTGACGGTTGAAACGCTGTCGTCCGGCGTGACCGCGCCCTGAACAAGAAAAGTCATGTGCTAGTCTCCTTTCGGGTATGCGGCCTTGACTAATTTCACTTCGCCCAACATTCCCGCTGCGGTGTTTAGGTCGCGTGATTCCGATGTATCAGGCACCAATCCTTCTGCTTCCATCCACTTCCAGATCGTGTCCAGTTGATCTCCCAAATTTGCGTATGCTCGTCGTCTTAGCTCCGCATAATTAGGGACATAAGGAACATGCTTAACGACCTGCGTACCATTCCATGTATCTTGCGTAGTGGTGTCGTCTGCGACATCGACCCACGTCAACCCAGGATTAACCGGGAACTCCTGCCCGATATCCGCAAACTCGCAGATTCGCTCTTCATGTATTAGTGCCTTTTTCATTAGTTGTACTCCCAGACAATTACGATGCCAGCGGCACCAACCCCGCCGACATTTGTGTTGCGGCCACCGGCAGCGCCGCCACCGTAGACGTTGCCCACATTGCCCGCCGTAGACCCTGCTGTCGCTTCGCCGCCGCCGCCGATAAATGACCCACCACCACCGCCGCCGCCGACATTACTAACCTCCGATCCGTAAGCACCGCAGTCTCCGTAAGCATTAATACTCCCCCCCGAACCAACCCCGCCGATACCGGGCGTGCCCGAATCGTAGGTGCCCCCCACTCCGCCTGTGGCGGAATTTAGAGAGCCAAAACTTGATGTGCCACCACTACCGCCGGTGCCACTACTTGTTGCCCCAGCCGTGCCCCCTGCACCAATCGTAACCGTTTCTGTTGAACCAAGGGCCCCAGTTGCTAGAAGTTCGATTGCCAAACCACCACCACCGCCGCCAGCACCGGCTCTACTACCTGCCGATGCGCCACCACCGCCGCCGCCGCCGCCAACCGTCCACACGATTACGCGGGCGAGGCCAGCCGGTTTCGTCCAGGTGCCGCTCGACGTAAAAGTCTGAACAGAAGCGAGACCACCACCAGCATCTTCAAAAGCACAAACAGCACCAGCACCAGAGCTAGTTAATACTTGACCATCGCTTCCAGTCGATACTGCAACAGGATCTCCTGATGTATCATAACTAATTATATTTCCATCAGTGCCACTGGCGAGTTTGGCAAGTGTAACAGCATTAGCGGCAATATTGCCTGTCTGCACCGTTGTTAGGGAGGTTTTCCCACTTACATACCCAGACATTAGCTAATCTCCAAGATAGATATAGTGGCCTCGATGCTCGAAGCGTTCTCAGCCTGTAGCTGAATATAGTCACCAGCTTCCAGCACCAGTTTTCCCTGTATCGGATTAAAACTATCATTTATCGACACTTCAATCTGGTTTGCCATGATGGCTTCAGAGCCGCCGCCGGTAGTCACGGTTTTGGTCGAAAACCAGCTACCAGTAGAAGCGTGGACGTTGGCTCCGTTAAATCCTATCACGATAGCCGTGGTAGAACTTGGACAGGTATAAGCAGTCGCATACGATGTAGTAACATCGTAAATCACACGTTGAAAAGTATTCGCCATCCTAACCTCCTAGAGCAATAACAATTCCAATGTCTACGTCTACAATAACCGCTTTCCCACTAGCTTTGGTATAAGAAGTACACCGCCAATCTGCACTGGCATATTCTACAAATTCAGCCTCGTCACCTGCTACCGTAGTTATATTGGCCGCTCCAGGAAGAACCAAATCAGAAGAATCATGAGTAAGTGTCAAGGCCCCATCAAAATGGAGCCTGATAACTGTTCCAATCCCCACCGAACTAAAAGACGTGATCGCCGTAGTGCCACTGATATCAAAATAATTTCCATCAGTATCTATTGTTAAGGAAGTGGCCGACGCTATATCGCCCCCCTTTTTCCACCTGACTTGCTTACCAAAAGTTGCAACCTGGTCTTCATCAATGGAAAGGGCTGGAGTTGTCCCAACTGTCGAACCTAAACCAATAACCAAGTCATCTTCACTATCGTCAAGCCCCATATAAAAATCTTGGGCATTGCCATCAAATACGATTTTTGTGTCTGCGGCGGCGGCAACCCCAACAGTCAGGGAACTTGAAACCTGAAGATCGGCAGCAGCATCTACGACTGCTGCGCCAGACCCTGCCCCATCGCAATAAACAATTGCATTCTTACCATTGGCGACAGTGATATTGTCCCCACTACCTTGCGCCAGAATGACCGAGTAAGGCCCACTGGAACCAGAATCTGTCGTTGCATTCTCCACAAAGAAATAGCATTTAGTCGTATTTGGCGCGATAGTTACCGTATTATTCCCACCCAAGGACCCTGTGAACTTGATCACACGGTACATGCCATCTTGCAAATTCTCAGTTCCGGAACCTGGGGAAGCTTCCCGTACTGTGAGCGTGTGTGTAGTGCCTGAAAGGGCAACGGACGTATACGCCGCAATTCGATCTAAAAGATCCAAATTATGATTGGTGGTCGTTCCCCATGCCCCGGATTGTTCACCGGATCCTATCTTCTCAATACCAAGGCTAGTTGTGTATGACGAAGCCATAACTCATCTCCTATGCCGCTATCTTTGTCCAACTAGGTGTCTGGGAGGTATCTATAATACCCCAAACGGTCGCTTGATTGACGATACTAGTGGCCGATACACCGTCCACTTTAACTATGACACTCCAATTAGATAGAGATATATAGGGTGTTCCAATTACGCTGGTTGCAGAAACACCCGTTACGCTAAAGCTAATAGCGATAGTTATAGTAGCTGATCCAACAGCACTGGCCGCAGACACACCCGTAACTTCGACCGGAGCAGGACTGTTCCACGTCCCGGAATTCCAGGTACTTCGATCCCAACCAGTGATTAACGCCATTTACGAGATCCTGATTATCGCGTTATTGGCATCGTTAGCGGGAAACTGGATCGTAAAATCTCCTGCGCTCGACGATTTATCAGCGCCAAAATTGATGACTGCAACCGCCGGATATGCCGCATGATTGGTCGTTGAACCCGTACCAGCGGTACTCAGAGTGCCGTTGTAGATCAAAGCCCCTCTCGCACTGGAAATCGTGGAGGTGGCCCATGTGCTATCGGCGAAATCAAGAAACGCAGTAGGCACCGAACTGCTGTTATCCGACAAGGCAAGCGTGACGC